TCTAGTTTCTTGAGAAGAAACTCTTTGGAGAGTGCTGGCAAGGCTTAGGGCCCCCCTCCAGAGAAAAGTACGGGTTCCGCGAATGCTTCAATAAGAAGGCCAAACAACGGGCGGGAACCCCTTCCGAGATTTTCAGCGCCGGGAACGCTGGTGAGGACAACGGGCCTCACTACGCTCACTTAGTGAGCGCCTTCCGAGATTTTCAGCGCCGGGAACGCTGGTGAGGACAACGGGCCTCACTACGCTCACTTAGTGAGCGCGCCGACGATGCCGAGGCCGAGGCGGGCCGGAGCCTGGTACGCGGGAGGCAACGCGCTGGTAGCAGCGCTGGCGTACGGCAGGGCGACCTGGGTGACCTTCTTGATTATGTTCCACAGGAAGGCCAAGTGTTTCGGGTTCTCGAGGTCGAAGTCCAGGGACGCGACGATGTGTCGCGCCTCTTTCAGGACATCGGGGTGCATCGTGGGCTTTTGGCTGTCGCGCCACTGCGACTCGCTCTCGCCCTCCACGTGCATCATCATGCGCCACTCGCCGATAATCTTACCGGCGCTCAGGTTGGCGTTGAAGGCGATGACGAGGAAGTTGAGCTGTTCGGAGAACGCGATAGGCGACAGATCCCACGGGGCAGTGGAGTCGCCAATGTCGATGAACGCGGTCTCGCGGGCGTCGCCAGCGGACTTGACGGGGATGTACCGTCCAGCTTTGTACTTGCCAGCGTAGCAAAGCTTGGTGTTGGACACGATCGCCGAGTAAGGGTCGTTGGCACCGGTGGTGCTCGGGTTGAGCTTGAGCACCTCGTCCCACCCGACGCCGCCTGACGCCTGGTACGACACGATGTCGCCTTGGGTGGTGAACTCACTGGTACGGTCACTGTACATGAGGGCCATCGAGTTGACGCGGATGGAATCAATATCAGCGATGTTGTCCCAGAAGTTCGGGGCGGCGAGGTGACGGACGGCGTTGGTGCTCTGATCGAACACAGTCAGCGTGAAGCCGACCGACAGCGCATTGCGGCACGTGAGGGACACGTAGCCTTGGCGGGCCACCGGGAAGGTGAACACGGCGGTGCCGGCAACGTCCGTGGTGGCGGTGACAGTGACGGTGACGCGCTGCTTGCCCAACTGGAAGTCCGCGTCGATCGTGATGAGCGTCGACACGGGCGCGCCAGTGAGCTGGAGCTGGGCCTGTCCGCCGGTGACACTCTGCAACCAGAAGCGAGGGTTGCCGTCCTCAAAGACCCAAGGACAGTGGTAGTCACCGTGGCGCTTGAAGCCAGCCGTGTGGCGCGCGATGCCGAACTTGATGGGCACGTTGGCTGGCGCCGCGGGGAAGCCGGTGGTGCCGTTGGCCGCGAGCAGTTGGTACGTGGAAGATTGCGCAGCACCCTGGGACACGATGAGAGCGCAGCGCGGGTCGCGCCGAGCCACGGCGAAGCCACTGTAGGCGGTCAACAGTGTCGTGTCGGCTGCGTTATCGATCATTGCCTCGATGTCACGGAAGGAGTTCACGAAGGTCGGGCGCCCTCCGTCTGGCAGACGAAAAGGAGGAAATTGGTCAGGATCGATAAGGCCTCCAACGACTCGCTCCACCTCCGGGTTGAGGTGAGGAGTTCGTTCACGAAGTAGTCGCGCACCACCGTGGGGCTTATCGAGAGGTCGTTGGTTGCGGCGGTTGTTGAGGGCGCGTTCGACGTTACGGGCGTGCTTGGGGCCTGAGGACACACCGCCGCCGAACTTAGCTGCGGGCTTCGCGCTCCGAACGGGGACGGGGCGGGGGCGTTGGCGGCCATCTGACATGCCGTGGACGAACGATTTGTCCTTTGTAGGTGTGGACTTCACTCCGGCCGGGCACGGCCCCGGTTGGACGGACGGCGGGCGTTCAGGCATTGGACTCGCGAGGAGCGCGGCAAGATGGATGCGCTTGGTAGACGGATTTGAGAGCAGCGATATACTCGCGCGCTTCGGCGGCGAGATGCTGCTCCAAGTGTGGGTCTGGGAACTCGGGGTCCTCGCCAAGGTCGGCAACGGCGACCTGGGGGGTGGGCCGGGCGTGAGCCGGCGCGATGGGGTTGCGCTGACTGGTCGCGTCCGCATCCACGGGATCGGTGGGCACCTCGTTGTCGATGCGTACGATGCGGTGGATGAGAGGGTGGTTCAGCTCTTCGCCGTAGGACATGCGGTAGATTTGGGCTTCGACTTCCTCGATTTCGCCGGGCGTGGTCTCATAGAACTGGCAGAACTCCAAAAGACCCTGAGGCGAGCAGGCGTGGGCGCCTGCCGGGGCAGGGACATGGGTCGACTTGAGGCGCTTGAAGGCCTGCTCTTCCTTGGCTGTGGGATTTGCGCCCAGCTCGATGTAGCGGTACGCGAGTGCGCGGACGACCGGGACGTGAGTCGCGGAAGCGGCGATGGAGAGACCGACGCACCGCAACCACGCCAGCGGAGTGATGTCGCACGTGACGACCCATGCGGACTTCACAAGGGTGCGCCCAGGCTTCGGGGCCCAGACTCGCCCTATTACGCTGTGGAAGAACCTGCCACTGCAGAACGTGGGCGCCAACGGACGTGACGTAGACTGGACGCACACCGGTTTGTGGCCGAAGCGGGCGTACGAGTCACGCACCGCGGTCGGCTGGATAGGATGCGAGTGTAGGACGAACAGCAGCATGTCGTCGCCGAGGACGACCAGTTTGAATGGCAGGGTCAGCTTCGGGTCCGCCACGAGGAGGGCGATCAGGGTGAGGAGAGCGTCCACCCATGAGTTCATCACCGCCGTGTTGCTGACGCCGGATAGCCTGCAGAACGCGACGGTGAAGTCGGCCAGGTCGCTAACGAGCTTGAACGAGGCGCGGGTCTCCTCGTTGTGCACATAGGCCGGAATGTGCCACAGGATGAGCAGGGCGAGAGCCAGCGCGCCACAAGCGCGACCGTACCTTCCATCCCACCGGCTGCAGTCGTTCTCGATTGCGCGCCAGTTGGGTAGGCGGAGCCATTCGTCGGCAAGAGCGCCGAGTTGGCGCGCCGTTAGGCCGGAGGCGTAGGTCACGCGGTGGTTTTTGTGCCATTGTCGTTTGAGTTCCTCGCCTATCGTGAGCCACCACCGACCTAGGGCGACCGTGGTCGCCGGGTCGGGGTTTTGGATTGCGCGGGCCGTGACCAGGTCGGACAAGAAGTCGATCATCTTGATCAGTAGTTCTTTCTTCAGAAAGGTCTTGTACTTGTGCAGTGGTCGACGGCCGGCGAGCAGGAACGCGGCTCGCAGGACGGTGGCGCGCGGGGTCGGGAATCTGGCTAGGTACCGGTTTAGTGCCGCAGCCTTCGGGCGTGCTGGCGCGATGATACCGGCAGCTATGAGGTCACGCATTTGGGCGGCTATTTCCAAGCCGAACGTCGTGGGTGACTTGCCGTCGTCTGCGGCCGCGCTGGGGACGATCGAGGTGTAGCCGTGGAGGGACACACGACCAACCATGGCAGCCAGCAAATTGTGATCGCAATTGCGGCTGATGTGCGGCAGGCAACCATAGACTGGGAAGCCGGCCGCTAGTCCGCGCACGCGCGGATGGCACTCGTTCACGGGACGCCGCCAG